AGATTAGATAAATCAAATAGATCGTTAAGAGATACTGGAAGGTCTGCTAAACAGGCTTCATCTGGTGTCAAAACACTAACAGGTGCTTTAGGGCCATTATTAAAAGCATTGGCTGTTGCAGCAACAGCAAGATTTATTTTTGTTAAAACTGCTGAACTTGAAACACAAAGAAAAAGTTTAGAAGTCTTGACAGGATCATTAGAAAAAACTAATAAAATAATAAAAGAATTGCAAGATTTTAGTGCTGTCACACCATTTACAAGTAGTGAACTAATTGAACAAACAAAAAGGTTAAAAGCATTTGGTTTTGAGACTAATGAATTAGTTGATACAACACGAAGGCTCTCAGAGGTTGCTGGTGCAACTGGTGCGGATTTACAAGGAATAGCGACTGCATTTGGACAAATTAGAGCTAAAGGAAAACTTCAACAAGAAGAGAATTTACAATTATTAGAAAGAGGAGTAGATATAACAACTGAATTAAAAAAAATAACTGGTTTACAAGGTGAAGAATTTGCTTCAGCCATGAGAAAAGGCAAGATTGGTGCAGATTTAGTGAATCAAGCACTTATAAATTTAACAAATGAAGGCGGAGCATTTTTTGGAGGAGCAACAAAACAAGCTGACACTTTAAATGGTCAATTCTCAACTCTTCTTGATAATGTTGAAAAACTTGCTGTAGCAATAGGAGACTTTTTATCACCAGCTTTAAAAAAAGTATTAACTGAAGCTAATCGAGCTTTAGGTGCCATAAACAGGTTGTTTGCAAGTGAGTTTCAAAGAGATATATCAAAGCTTAGATTTTCTTTGGAAATTGCTGGTGGAACAAATACAGATTTGAAAAATATTAAAAATTTTGTAGATTCTATACCTACTGAGGGTGTTGATTTAGTGAATATTGATTTATTTCAAAGTCAACTGCAAGGAACAAGTAATCAATTAAAAAATGTTGCAAGTGAGATTCAAAAACAACGTCCATTTGGTTTAACTGATAAAGAAATAGCAAATTTTGAGGCGGCACAAGAATCAATTTTAAATAAAATAAATGCACTTGAAGCAACAAGAAAAAAAATTAATAATGAGTCCAAAAAAACTTTAACAATAACAAACGATATTAACAATAAAAACAATGAGAATGTTGTCATAACCGAAAAAAAATTATCTTTAAATGAACTATTTAATGGTAGTTTAGAGCAAACAAACTTTTTAGTTGATGGCCTTTCTCTTGGCACAGATAAATTTGCTGATAAATTATTAAATGTTAAATCTGAAACAGATAAATTAAATGAAAAATTTATGGAGATTGGTCAAGGAATAGAACAAAGTATTGTTTCCAACTTAAGTGATGCGGTTATGAGTACAAAGACTTTAGGTGAAGCGGCTATTGGTGTTTTAAATCAATTAAAGAGAAAACTTGTAGAGGTTGCAATTCAAAAAGCAACTGCTGGCTTAGGAAATAAAATAGGTGGATTTTTAGGTGGCTTGTTAGGAGGAGGAGGAGGAGGAGGATTATTTTCTGGAGGTGGTGGATCTGGAATAAAGTTTGGATCTGTTAATCTTGGACTTAGTTCTGGATTAGGTTTTGCAAACGGAGGAAGGCCACCAGTAGGAAGAGCATCATTAGTTGGGGAGCGTGGCCCTGAGATGTTTGTTCCCTCAACTGCTGGCACAATAATTCCAAATAATAAATTAGGTGGAGGAACTACAAATAATGTTGTGGTCAATGTCAATGTGGAAGGTGGTATTGAGGCACAAGGAGAAGAAGAAGATAGCAGACAATTGGGTTCACTTATAGCTATTGCTGTACAAAATGAAATTGTAAAACAACAACGACCTAACGGCTTACTTTCTAGATAAATGACAACTTTCCCCTCTATAACTCCGACATACGGAACAAGAAAAACTAATAACCCAAAAGTACGAATCACACAATTTGGGGATGGTTACCAACAGCGGATACAGTTTGGATTAAATCAAGATCCTAAAGTTTTTAATTTAACTTTTAATGTTAGTGAAACTGACGCAGATACCATTGAGACATTTCTTGATGCAAGAGGTGGCACAGAAAGTTTTGATTTTACTCCACCTGCTGAAACAAGTTCAAGTAAATTTATCTGTAAATCTTGGACAAAATCTATACCTTATCTTGACAGAGCTACTATTAACGCAACGTTTGAGGAGGTCTTTGAACCCTAATGGCTGTACCAGTTTCTGAACTACAATCAATTAATCCAACATCAATTATTGAACTTTTTGTCATTGAATTGGATCCAACTTTGCATGGTTCAAACACTATATATCGTTTTCACAGTGGTGCAAACATGAACGCAAATGGACAAGTTATATGGGCTGGTAATTCTTATTTAAGGTTTCCCATTGAGTGTACTGGTTTTGAGTTTGGATCAAGAGGTACTTTGCCTAGACCAACAATCACAGTAAGTAATATTTTAGGTACAATTACGGCAATAATCCAAGATATAAATACAACAACTGTGGGTAATGACCTCAATGGTGCAAAATTTATAAGAATAAGAACTTTGGCACGTTTTTTAGATGCAGTGAACTTTGAAAACAATACAAATCCATTTGGTACACCAGATCCATCAGCAGAATTTCCTCAGGAAATATTTTTTTTAGATCGTAAAGTAACTGAAAACAGAAATGTGGTTACATGGGAGGCTCAATCTGCATTAGATTTAATAAACGTAAAATTACCAAAAAGAATTGCAACACGAGATATATTCCCTGCTATTGGAGCCTTTGTAGGATGAGTTGGAAAGATCTTGCACTTAAACACGCTAAAGAAAATGCACCAAATGAGGTATGTGGTTTATTAACTATATATAAAGGTAAAGAGAAATATAATCCCTGTAAAAATCTTGCAGAAGATGCAGAAGATCAGTTTATTTTAGATCCTGATGATTGGATAAAAGCAGAAGATGAATATGGTGAAGTCATAGCAGTAATACATAGTCATCCAAATCACCCACCATATCCAAGTGAAGCTGATTTAGCCAGTTGTGAATATTTAGATTTACCTTTTTATATTGTCACTCCAGAAACAGAACAATGGCATTATTTTAAACCCTCTGGTTACAAGAAAGGATTAATTGGTAGAGAATGGGTTTGGGGAGTACAGGATTGTTGGAGTTTGATAAATGATTGGTATGAAGAAAAGAAAAATATTAAATTAAAACACTGGGATAGACCAAAAAGCCCAAAAGAATTTTCAAGGAATCCATTATTTGAACATGGTTTACCATTAACAGGTTTTATAGAATTACATAAAGATGACGATATAAAAATAGGTGATGTTTTACTTATGGACACAACTAATACAGGGAAATTAGATCATGTTGCTCTTTATATTGGAGATCAAACTATTCTTCAACATTGTGTAAAAAGACTCAGTTCTAGAGAAACTTATAACCAAAACTGGATAGAATGTACTAAAAAGGTGTTTCGCTATGCTCAGTAAAATAAAAGTTTACGGCAGACTAGCTCGCTTTTTAGGGCAACGTACTTTTGAAGCTGAGATAAATTCTACATTAGATGCAATAAAATTTTTAACAGCAAATTTTCATAGTTTAGAATCGCACATGATAGAACAAAACTATTGTGTAAAAGTCGGTGAATATGAGATAAATGATAAAGAATTAAATGTTCCTATCGGTCAACAAGAAATAAAGATAGTGCCTGTGGTTGTAGGTTCTAAAGGAATAGGAAAAATCATAGTGGGTGCTGTTCTTGTTGGTGCTGTTATTGCAACTGGTGGATTTGGAGGTGCTGCAATAGGTACTTTTGGAATTGGTGCTGGTTCTATAGGAGTAGGTACTGTTGTAGCGGGTATTGGTGCAAATTTGATATTAACTGGAGCAGCAGAAATGATGACTCCTGTCGAAAACAATACTAATAATGACGATCCAAATAGTTTTTCTTTTAATGGAATTTTAAATACTATAAATGCAGGTGTTTCGATTCCAGTGGTTTATGGCGAAGTTTTTACAGGATCTATAATTGTGTCAGCGGGTCTTGATACGGATGATTCATCGGAGGGAACGTAATGTTTAAAATAGCTGGTGTTGATATAGGGGCTGGTAGAAAAGAAATACAATTAAATCCATTTAAATGGTTTGGCGGTGGCGGTGGTACAGCAATGATAATTCCACAAGCAGTCCAAAGCAGACAATCTTTAAATTTAGTGGAAGTGCTTTCAGAAGGAGAAATAGAGGGCTTTCCATCAGCAGTAGGACTAACTAAAGGCACTGAAGCCTATAACAATGCCGCCCTTAAAGATGTATTTTTTGATAAAACACCTGTTGTAAAACCATCAGCGACTTCAAGTAATGTTCAAAATAGTGATTTTAATTTTCAAAGAATAAAATTTGAACCTCGTTTTGGCACATCAAATCAAACTTTTATACGAGCGGTAAGTGATATTGAAACAGAGGTAGCTGTGAATGCTGCCGTAACTAATGCAGCATCTGTCACTAGAACTGTAACTGAGTCTAATATTGATGCTGTAAGGGTTACTGTGCGTTTTGATGCTCTTATAAATATTAATGATAAAGGTAAAAACACAGGAGTTACAGTTGATATATTTATACTAATAACAGAAAATGATGGGACTGTAACACGTTTTGACAAAAATAAAATTACAGGTACAAGTCCATTGTTGGGTATTTTTAGACAAACTCAAGTTCCTTCATCTGCTTATAAGGTTACTGGTAGGTCAAAGAGTGCCTATAGTAGAGACTATAGAATTACATTAAGAGAAAATACACAATTTCCCATACAAATAACAGTTGGTAGAGAATCTAGTGATAGTTCCAGTGAACGAACAACCGATACATTTAGGTGGCAATCTTTTACAAAAATAATAGATGAACAACGACCATATCCAGACATCGCTCATGTATATTTTCGCTTTGATTCTGAACAATTTCCAAGCATACCAAGAAGGCTATATAAAATTCGAGGAATAAAAGTAAAAATTCCACATAATGCAACTGTTGACTCGACTAATGGAAGATTAATATATACAGGCACCTTTAATGGAACTCTTACAACAGCTACTCATTGGACTACAGACCCCGCATGGATCTTATTTGATCTTATTACAAATAGTAGGTATGGATTAGGAGAATATATTTCTGAATCTCAATTAGATAAATTTTCTTTTTATAGTGCTTCTGTCTATTCTTCTGAATTAGTTGACGATGGGGAAGGAGGTCAAGAGCCTAGATTTAGCTGTAATGTTGTTTTAAATAAAAGAGCAGATGCTTATAAAACAGTAATGGCTCTTAGTTCTGTAATGAGAGGCATGACATCTTGGAGTGCAGGGTCTTTGTCACTCACTCAAGATAGACCTACAGATGCAAGCTATTTATTTAATCTTTCAAATGTAACTGCTGAAGGATTTATTTATTCTGGAACGAGTTTAAAAACAAGATCAACTGTTGTATCTGTATCTTATTTTGATATGGATAATCAAGAGCCAAACTTTGAGACTGTAGAAAATACTACCGCTAAAAATAAATATGGAATTATTCATAAAAAAATCACAGGATTTGGCTGTACATCGAGAAATCAAGCAAGAAGATTAGGACGATTTATTTTGTTTGAGGAACAAAATTCAACTGAGACTATTAGTTTTAGTACTGGATTAGCGGAGGGTGTAGTTGTTAGACCAAATCAAGTAATCGAGGTAAGCGACCCTGTCAGAGCGGGTTTAAGACGAGGTGGTCGAATTAGTGCTGCTACAACTACAACTATCACAGTGGATAATACAGGAGAAACTGATTTAGATAGCACAAATAATGCAACAGTAAGTGTTGTCATGCCTGACGGCAGCGTAGAAAAAAAGAATGTAAGTGATATTTCTGGTGCTGTTATAACTGTATCCTCTCCTTTTTCAACTGCACCAAATTCAAACAGTGTTTGGGTACTTGAAAACACAACTCTACAAACTTCTCAATGGAGGGTTATAAGCATAAGTGAAGATAAAGATAAATATTCAATCGTTGGAGCATCTTATAATTCTGGTAAATACGCATTTATTGAAGATGGATCATCTTTACCTGTAAGAAATATCACAATTTTAAATCAGCCTGTTGCTGCCCCCTCTAATCCTACTGTAACCGAAGAATTTTTTACCGAGGGTAACAGAGCAAGAACTAGGTTAAATATAGATTTCAATACTGTTCCAAGAGCAATTGATTACGAATTAAGGTTTCAGCTAGATAATGGAAACTTTAAGACTATAAGAACGAGAAGCCCAGAAGTTCAAATATTAGATTCTTTAGAAGGAACTTATAATTTTGAGTTATATAGTATAAACGCATTACTTGAAACTTCAGCACAGCCAACAACTTTTTCATTTAATGCAGTGGGAAAATCTGCTTTACCAGCCGATATATCAGGTTTAACAATAGAACCTATTAGCAGTAAAACAGTTCGATTACGTTGGAATCTACCCCCAGATATTGATGTAACTCATGGAGGACGAATTTACGTCAGACATTCTACAAAAACCGATGGTACTGGTACTTTTTCAAATGCTACAGATTTAATCCAAGCACTGGCTGGCAATACCACAACTGCGGAAGTCCCATATTTAGAGGGTGAGTACATCCTTAAAGCACAAGACGATGGCGGTAGGTTTAGTTCTGGCGAAACAAGTGTAATTTTAGATTTACCAGATAATCTTGCACCTTTAATAGCTTTAACAAGAAGAGAAGATTTAGATACCCCTAAGTTTCAAGGGACAAAAACCAATGTAGCTTTTGATGCTATAACAAATTCTCTTAATCTACTTGGTATTGGTTTGTTCGATGCTATTACAAATTTTGATTTAGAAGGGTCAATAGATGACATTGGTGGTATTTCACCATTAGGCACTTATGAGTTTGGTGGGGCTGCTGGTACAACTTTTTTAGATTTAGGTGCTGTATTTAGTCTTGATTTAAAACGTCATTTTTTAACAGAAGCATTTTTCCCATCAGATTTATTTGATTCAATTACAGATATAGATGCAAGAGTTGATTTCGATGGCCTAACAGCAACTAAAGTTAATGCTGAAATGTTAGTTAGCGTTACTCAAGATGATCCTACTTCTGGATCACCTACATATACAGCGTTTCAAACATTTGCTAATGGTACTTATAAAGGTAGAGGATTTAAATTTAAAGTAAATTTAACAAGTAATGATCCTGACCAAGATATTAAAGTATCTCAACTTGGCTATACAGCATCGTTCCAAAGAAGAACCGAACAAAGCACAGGAGCTATTGCATCTGGAGCAGGGGCAAAAGCCGTTACGTTCCAGCATCCTTTTTTTACTGGTACGGGAGCTATAGGAGGAGTAAATAGTAATTTACCTTCTGTTGCTGTTCAGCCGATAGGAAGTTTTGCTTCTGGTGATTATTTTGAAATAACGAATGTTTCTAGTACAGGTTTTACTGTTCATTTTAAAAATTTATCAAATGCTTCGATTGACAGAAATTTCACTTATCAGGCTGTCGGTTTTGGTAAGGGATGATAAAATAAAATAAAATATTACCGAAATGGCAAGAGTTAACAGCACAACTAAAGAAACAGGTAATAATTTTAATGTAGCCAATGGAACTGGTGCCGCAGTTCGTGCAGGGATAAATGATATTTTTACAGCGTTAAGAACAATAAATTCAGCAAGTGGAGATCCATCAGGGGATGCCAATGTTGTTCAATTTCAACCTCATATAGATTCATCAACTAATTTATTAAAAATTTGTACTGCTGTTAGCTCTGGAACAGGTACTTTTACAACTATTGGAAATATAACACAGGCAAATTTAGGTTTAGCTCCAGTTGCAGGGGCAACATTTACTGGAAAAGTAACTCATAACTATACATCAAGTTTAACAATTCCATCTGGTACAACTGCACAACGTGATGGTAGCCCTGCGGTTGGTATGTTTAGACATAACAGCACCTTAAACCAATTTGAAGGCTATAACAATGGTGCTTGGGGTGCGATTGGTGGAGGTGCTGGTGCTACAGGTGGCGGTACTGATGAAGTATTTTTTGAATCAGATCAAGCAGTTACAACTTCTTACACTTTGTCATCTGGAAAACACGCACACACAGTTAGCCCTACAATTAACTCAGGTGCAACTGTAACTGTGCCATCTGGTGCAATCCTTGTTATTCTTTAATTATGGCATTAAACATTAACGGCACTACTGGTATTTCTGGGGTTGACGGATCAGCTTCCGCACCAGCTTTACAAGGTTCAGACAGTAATACTGGAGTAAGTTTTGGAACTGATACTGTCAATATTAATACAGGTGGATCGACTAGAGTAACTGTTGATAGTAATGGTCGTTTAGGTATTGGAGTACCAAGCCCTAGTGAAAAATTAGAGGTGATTGATTCAAGTGATTCTCCTCTTTTTGTTAAAGGCTCTGGAAATGTAGGTGGTATAAGATTTGGTAATACAAGTGTTACGAATGGATTTATTTATTACGACAACGGCACAAATATGAATTTCCACACTGCTGGTGTAGAACGTATGCGTTTAAGAACCTCCACTGGTGGCTTAATGATTGGAGAGGATGGCAGTAATCGTATTGGTGAACCTTTACTTCATGTAAAAACAGGTGGTTCTGGTAATAATGTTGCTAGTTTCTTTTTCGATACTACTGATGATAGGGCTGCTTTAATTATCAGACATAATCGTGCGTCAGGTGGAACTAATTCAGACATGATTAGTTTGTTAAATAGTTCTGGCAACCAAGTTGGTAGAATAATATCTAATGGTAGTGGAACAGCCTATAGTACTTCCTCAGATTACAGATTAAAAGAAAATAATGTTGCAATATCTGATGGAATAACAAGATTAAAAACATTAAAACCTTATAGATTTAATTTTAAAGATACTCCTTCAATAACAGTAGATGGATTCTTTGCCCATGAAGTAACAGCAGTACCAGAAGCTATCTCAGGTATAAAAGATGAAACAGAAAATATTTTGTATAAAGATGATGATAAAATTCCTAATGGAAAAAAAGTTGGTGATGTAAAAGAAACTGTACCTAAATATCAAGGAATAGATCAAGCAAAACTTGTTCCATTATTAACCGCTGCATTACAAGAAGCTGTTGCTAAAATTGAAGTATTGGAAACAAAAGTAGCTGCATTGGAGGCTGGATAAATGACAGCAAAGATTAAATTAAACGCAGCATCAGGTGGTGGGTCTTTCAGCCTACAAGCACCCTCATCTTCTGCCAATACAAGGGTAATGACGTTACCTGATACAGCAGATGGAACGATATTAACAACAACAAACCCAAAATCAGGGAATACTCTTCAAGTTGTTCAAGCAGTTAAAACTGACACTTTCTCTCAGTCAAGTTTAGCTGCTAATACTAATACAGCAATTGTTCTGTCTCACTCAATAACTCCTTCATCTAGTTCTAATAAAATAAAAGTAACGATTAACATGACTGTCGGGTGCAGTAGTGATAATGGTATATTTGCTAAATTATTTAGAGATTCCACACAAATTTGTTTAGCTGATGCTGCGGGGAGTCGTCAAAGAATTAGCTCTCATGCACCAACAAGAAATGCTGATAATCTTGGTAATATAAGTATTGTATTTTTAGATTCTCCAAATTCTACAAGTTCAGTAACTTATGGTGTAAAAATTAGTCATGGTTCTGGTTCTGCTAAAAATGTTTATGTCAACAGAACTGATTCTGACCAAGATCAAACTCAAATAGGTAGAGGAGTTTCAACTATCACATTAGAAGAGGTAGCAGGGTAATGACTGTCTCTTATAATTAAGGAAAAACACTATGGCACTAGATCACGAAGCGATTTACAAAAGCCACCCAACAGTTGTTTCTATTGATGACTCTGCTGGTGCCTTTGATAAAGATAATAAGCCAGTAACCTTAGATGACAGTCTTGTGACAAAAGCAAGAACTGAGCTAGAGGAACAAGCAGCCAAAGTAAAATACAAAACTGATAGACAACCTTTATATCCATCTTTAGGTGAATTTGCAGACGCTATGTACTGGAACAGCAAAGGAGATTCAACTAAACTAGAAGCATATTATGTTGCCTGTGAGAAGGTAAAAACTGACAACCCAAAACCTAATTAATTATGTCAACGATCAAGGTTCAAAATATACAGCACACAGCAAGTAGCACTAACGCTATTGCCCTTGCATCTAATGGAACGTGTACTGCCAATATTACTAATAACCTAAGTAATCGTAATTTAATAATTAACGGATCACAAATTGTTAGTCAAAGAGCTACATCAGCAACAGGTAAAACTACAACAGGATATTATTGCACAGATAGATTTCGGTTTGTTGATAATAACATTGGAACTTTTACTTTGGCACAATCTACAGATGCACCTAGTGGATTTGCAAAAAGTTTAAGACTTGATTGTACTACGGCTGATACTTCTATTGGTGCTGGTGATTATCTTTCAGTAGATCAAGCAATTGAAGGTTT